ATTCACGGTAATAAATATGACTACTCAAAAGCAAAATATAAAAAAGCTACAGAAAAAGTAGAGATCGTTTGCCCAGAACATGGAAGTTTCTGGCAAACACCTGCAAATCATTTACAAGGCCAGGGATGCCCTGTCTGTAATAAAAAAAACAAATTAACAACTGAAGAATTCATAAAAAGAGCACAAAAAGTTCATGAAAATAAATATAACTATTCAAAGACTGGAAGGTATTATTAAGGAGCAATAAGATGTCTGATGAAATAGAAAAAGCTTTAGAGGAAGTTGAGAATATTCAAGAAGATTTTTCTACTGATATTCAAATTACACAAGAAACAAAAGAATTAACGAAAGACGAGATTGACGTAGAAGAAGTTGATAGTATTGCAGAAGGTCTTGTGAATATGGTGAAAGACGATAGAAAAAAAGCAGATGAGATTTTTGATTTATTTTATACAAATCTTGGCATGGGACACGACAGAAGTGAATCTTCTAAGGAAGCTATAACAAAAGCATTAGAATTAAGAATAGAGGCTAGTAAAAATCTAATAGAACTATTGAAAGTAAAATCAAAAATATCGCAAGTAAATAATAAAGTGGGAATACTTTTTGAAACTATGTCTGAGAAAAAAACAGGTATTCGTTTATCAGATATTAGCGAGGAAGATTTACAGGATGATGAATAGAGAAACGAAATTATTTATTGATAGCATAAAAAAAAAGATTAAAAAATACTCTATTGATATTACTTTAAAAAAGGCATTGTCTTTTAATTCCGGTTCATTTGTTAAAACAGAATATACTAATGGAGTAAAAGAAATTGTTGATCCTACTATAGAATGGATGCTTTGTAAGCTTTCTCCGTATTATTTTATAGATAGATATTGTTGGATAAGTTTTCCTGGTATTGGAGATGTTCCATTCTATCTTTATTATTTTCAAAGAAATGTTCTTAAAGATTTTTTAAATTTCAGAAAAGTTATCTTTTTAAAAGTAAGACAATCTGGGCTTTCAACACTTTCATCCTTATATGCTTTGTGGAAAGCAAACTTTCATGAATCTGAGTATATTGATGTAGTGAGCTTAAAACAATTGAAAGCGCAAGCTTTTGTATCAAAAATGGATCCAACATTAAAGCGTTTACCTACATTTTTAAAAACACCAATAGTTAAGGATAATACACAAGAAATAGAATGGGAAAATGGAAGCACTGTAATTTCAGAAAGTCAATCTGAAAACGCCGGTCGTTCCGATTCGCTTTCTTTGCTTGTTTTAGACGAAGCTGCTCATTATAGATCGGAAAGAATGGTTCGGGGTATTGTAGCAGCTGCTCAGCCAACTCTTTCAAGAACTGGAGGCCAGTTTATTATTATATCAACGCCAAATAGAACTTCTGGTTCCGGTTCTTATTATTATGAGCAAGTATCACAAGCGCAAATAAATCCATATGACAAAGAAACAAAACTTATTGTAGTTGATTGGTGGGAAGTTCCAGATATGGATATAATTCCTGGACCAAAGAAGGGATATAATGAATTACTTGAAAAATATATTAAATTAGATTATTACAATAATCCTGATGTTAAGAAAGAGGCAAATGAATTTTTTGAACCAATAGCGGAAAATTGGAGAGAAAACGATTGGTTAAGAAAACAACATGAAGATCTTGGTGATGTATTGTATAAACAAGAAATCTTACATCGCTTTATTGTTAGTGAACAATCGGTATTCAATGAAGAAATATTGAATAGATTTCTTGCTGAAATAAAAGACCCGGTAGAAAAAGACAAAATTGGAAGGATGAACTTTCCAAATTTTTGGATTTGGAAAAAACCTATACCAAATCACAGATACATTTTAACAGTTGATGTATCAACTGGTACCGGAAAAGATTCATCTGCAATAGAAGTTTTTGATGTTGGAGAATATGAACAGGTTGCTGAATATAAAGGAATGATTTCTACAAAAAGTTTTGGAAGAGCAATAAAAGCTATTGCTAAATATTACAATGAGGCATTTGTTGTTATAGAATGTAATAGTATTGGAGAAGCTGTTTTCAATGAAGTGTATTATCATGAAACCGAACCTTACAATAACGTATATAGACAGAAAAAAACGAAAAATGGAATAACAAGAATGACAGGATGGATAACAGATGTTAAGACAAGAAAATTAATTACTAATGAATTGATTGATTGGCTTACTGTTGATAGTTTATGGGAAGAGGTTAAAATATATTCTAAACGAGTTTATTTAGAGATGACAACATGGATATGGGATGGATCAAAACCAATCCACGATAGCAATACACATGATGATTTGCTTATAGCATTGTCATTAGCACTTTACTTACGCAATAAAGCAATTAATTCTGGAGAAAGTTTTCTCATAAATGAGGAAGGAAACTTCATAGAATATAATAGTAAAGATAAAGCAGAAGAAGAAAAGGAAAGTGATTTGTATGGTATTATTGGCGATTTTGGCGAGGAAGAAGATAATATCATAAAAGAAAGATATGGAATGTCAAAAGAAGAATATGATTGGTTAGTAGGGTAGCATTATGAAATATACAAGAAAAAAAACAAAAAAAATTATGAAAAAAATTATTAATCCAGAAAAAGAACAAGAAAAAAAATATGCTACCATTTTATCAAGAGGTGGTTCAGTCGAGCGTTCTCATAAAAAAAGGGTCGGTGATATAGTAAATAAAAATATAACAAAAAGATATGATGCAGTTTCAAAAGCATTGGAAAGAATAGATAAAAAGAAAAAAAAGAAGAGATTAAGAGAAGAAGTTGTTGGTAAATTTAAATTTTATTTTGGAACATTACCAATTCATAAACTAACATCTGAAAGAGATAAATCAGAAATAAATAAAGTTTCTGCTGTTTTGGGTGGATCTAATTATGTAAAGTTTATAGCAACAAAATCAAAAAATTTATTTGTTTTTAACCCAACTTTATCTCATGCTACAGTAGCAACAAATAAAGAGGTTAGGAGAAATGGTGGGTCAAATAGAAATAAATCATTTTGGGGATTAATAAAAAAAGATGGTAAAAAATGGAAATATGTTTCAACCAAGAAAAAGCCATCTAAGGATTTATTAAAAGATTATCCATGGATTACAAAGTTTTTTGAGGTATAGGAGAAAGAATAATGCCACTAGTTAATGGTAAAGAAATAGAAATAAAACCTGGTCAACCAGAAGCAATTCAAAAAAGAATAAACGCTATTCCAGAATTAAAATCTGATTTAAAGAGTGATGTTGATATAAAACAATCAGAGAATAAAGACATTCCAGATATGGGTTTTAGTGGTGGCTTTAGACTTTTTGACGAAGAAAGCAAAGCGCAAATAAAAAGAAAAGATCGTTATTCATGGTTTAGAGAAATGGACGAAATGGAGTTCATTCATAGAGCCCTTGAAGTAGTTGCAGATGATTCTACACAAATAAATGATGAAGGAAATACACTAAAAATATATTCAGATGAAGAAACTATAAAGGCAAAATTGGAAGAATTATTTTATAATAGATTAGATACTAACAATGAATTATGGTCTATTGTATATGAAACATGCAAAATGGGTGATAATTTTTATGAAGTAATTGTTGATGATTACAAGAAACCAAAAAAGGTTGTTTATCTTCGTTATTTGGAACCAGATAAAATAGAGAGAATTGAAAAAGATGGGAAGCTTTTATATTTCATGTATACAGCAGAAAGAAGAAAAGAAAATCCAGGAGGAACAACTAATACTTCTTTTGATAAAGAAGAAGTTGCCTATAAATTAATGCCATGGCAAATAATTCATTTTAAGATAGAAAATAAAGCCTTTGCACCATATGGAGGAAGTTTGCTAAACCCAGGAATAAAAACGTATAGAAGATTAAGTCTTTTGGAAGACGTAATGCTTGTTTATAGAATTTCAAGAGCACCAGAAAAAAGAGTATTTTATATTGATGTTGGAAATCTTAACAGAATAGAAGCAAAAAGATTTTTAGAAAAAATAAAGAATTCATATAGAGCGCAGGCGTTCATTGATGAAGATGGGAAAATAAATAAAAAAGCACATATGCTATCTATTAATTCAGATATTTTTGTTCCCGTTCGTGAAGGATCGCAGGGAACAAGAATAGAAACTCTGCAAGGTGGGGAGGCGCTTAATAATATTGACGATATGAAATATTTTCGAGATAAAATATTACGAACCATGAATATTCCACCAGCGTATTTAGGAGATGAAACCGATAGAAGTCGTGGATTTTTATCGCAATTAGATTCTAAGTTTGGGCGCTTTATAGAAAGAATCCAAGCTCAGATATTAAAAGGATTAAACAAAATCGCAGCACTTGAATTATTTTTTAGTGGAGAAAAGAAGGAGAATTTAACAAAATTTCAACTAGAAATGACCCCTCCATCTAATATTAAAGAAGTAACTGAAATTGATATAGTAAATCAAAGAATGAGTTTAATTCAAACAATTCAGCAATTAAATATTTTTCCCAATCAATGGATGCTTAAAAATATATTAAGAATGTCAGATAAAGAAATTTCAGATATTATGTTATATAAAAAATTGGAAGCACAAAACGCAGAAGGAGGAACTCCAGAAGAAGGTGGAATGCCATTACCACCAGAAGTTGGTGGGGAAGCACCACCAGAAGGGACTCCTCCGGAAGGAGAAGCTGGTGCCCCAGCCCCTGGAACAGAAACTGCACCTGAAGCAGGAGTTGCTCCTGCCCCAGCAGAATTAGCTGCTTCGACATTTGTTAATGTTCTTGGAAAAGATTTTCTTATAGAAAACAAAGATGATTTCTTCAAGCTTTTAAAACTTATAGAAAATAGTTCCAATAAGGAAGATGCTTTTCTTGCTAATTCTATAATGAAAAGAGTAAAAGAAATATTTGAAGAGAAAGAAGAAGTAAAGCCAACAAATAATATAACTTCACAATTGATTATTAATGAATTTGGTGGTATAAATTTTAAAGAAAGAAGTTTAAAAATATTTGAATCTATAAAAGAGAAGAAAAAAACAAAATTTATAGAGACTAAAATATTATTAGACTAATTTTTGCTATATTGGAAAGATAATAGAGACGAATGAATGGAAAGAAAGTCTGTATATACTATAAGAAGTTTACTCGAAGAATTAAAGAAGCAATTTCCAGGATTTAGAGTCAATCAGATCTTTGAAACATTAAAATCAATTTATCCTAAAGAAAGTTTTTCTAAAAAAAATATAACTTATAAAGGAAAGACTTTCACAAAACCACTTGCTATATCAAGAAGAGATAAAATTCTTTCATTAAAAGAAAATAGTGGTATAAGCAATTTCTTTAAGGAAACCACAAAAGGAGATTTTCTCAAAGTGATAGAAACTGATGGCAGAAAAGCAAAATGCATTAATTTATCATTACGGGAAGAGATAAGAGATGAGTTTTACAAAGATGAATATATTACTATTAGTTTTGAAGATATAGTGAATGGAACAATAAAGCAGGTAAAAAGAAAAATAGATAAATATTTTAAAGAATAAAAAATGGAGGAAAAAAATGGAATTTACATTAAAGCAATTTGAGAATCTTAATTATTACTCAAATGATAGCTTGCAAAAAATTATCGCATCTGTAGTAAATGAATCATCAAATGCCGTATTAGTTAATATGTTTGAAGATTCTCTTGTTTTACTAGATCACGATGAAGGTGTTTTCTATTTAGCAGATTACAAATTTGATCCAAAAGATTTAACGCTGAAAATAGAAAATTTTGAAGAAGTGCAATTGATTAGAGAGGAAGATGAATTTAAAACAAAAATATATGAATATTTTGATGATGAAGAAAGCAATCCAGTAGAGCTTGCAGAATCTTATAGAGATAATGTTCTTGCACAAGAGAAGTTTATTAATGAACTTATTAATGAAGCAATGGCAACAAAAGATTTTACATCAATTTCTGATTATTCAGAAGTAAAAAGGGCAGTCGAGGAAGTTGGCATAGCTGATCTTGAAGAAGAAAGTTTCTTTAAAGAATATAAAGAAAGGCTTGAAACTCATCCTCTCACAGAAGCAAAATACTTTGATTGGGAAAATCCTATTACTGTATCTCTTGTTGAGACAGAGAAAAAACAAATCGTAAATCAAACAGCAGTCCAAAAAGCAGCTGAATTATGGAAAAGAAGTGAATTTAAAGAAGCTTTTGTAGAAGCAGCTTTAGTGCTATTGGATGATGTTGAAGAAGGAACAGAAAAATTTAAAGAATTGCTTGAGAACTTCCCTCAAATTTTCTTTTTAGATTCCGCTGATAGAAAAACAATGTTTGGAAAGGCAATCCTTGCTTCAAATGAATTAAGAGAAGAAATGGATATTCTTGTAAAAGGTATTGATCTTTTGTTTGAGAAATTTGATCTTGGTGAAATGAAAGAGCAGTATCTTGCAGAAGCTGGAGAAACCGATGCTGAGGCAGAAACAGCAGAAAAAGAACCAGAGGATGGAGAAGAAGACGAAACTCCAGAAGATGAAGCAAAAGAATTATCTCCAGAAGAGGTAAAAAAATTAAGTGATAAACTAAAGAAAGTTGCTGAGAAAGTTGAAGATGAAAAGGTAAAAGCAGAACTAGATGACATAATAAAAACACTTGACAAAGGAATGGAAGAAGGAACTAGACCAAGTGTTGTAAAAGAAGCAATAAGACTTCTTAC